GGCTTCGCCGCTCCGGACCAGTGGAGCGCCTTCTTAAGCTCCGGCTCGATGATGTGGGGCTGGACGCCCTTTTCGAGGAAGCGGGCGTACCACACGGTGTGTTCCAGGTACAGCGTGTAGCCGCCACGCCGCGGAACCACTCCGGCACGGATACCCCTCCTCGCCTGGCCGGTCCGGTCCGTCCACGCGGCCCGCCCCTGCGCCTCGGCCTCGAGTCGCACGGCTACGGCTTCGAGTAGGGCCCCAAAGCCCTCGAACTTTTCCCGGATACGCCGGCGGGTCTGGTCGCCTAATGCCACCGCCGTCACCTCAATTCCACGCACATAAGCTGCAGAAACCTTTTGCGCCCGTCCGGATCTAGCACGGCCTTGATGCCGAAGGTCCGGCCGCCGCACCTGACGCGCATGTGCGGGTTCACGTCCGGCCGCCACCTAATGGTGATCCTGGTCGTAACCAGGGAGGCCTCGCCGAGCATCTGCGCCCGGAAGTAGTCGCGGCCGGACAGGTCTTCGACCTTCGCCCAAATCGTGGCGTGGTCCGTCCAGTCGGTGAAGCCGCCCGTGACGGAATCCAGACCGCGCCTCTGGAATGTTATCCGGTGCCGCAGTTCACCGGCATTCATACCGGCACCACCCGCTCCTGCCAGAGAAGGGCGTTGACCGTAAAGGGCACCTCGTTGACCAACCGACCTACGGCCGCGACCTCCCTACTGTCGTACCAGTGTCCCACCAGCAGCAGGATGGCCTGCCTGACTCGCTGCGGTACCCTGTCCGGAGCGCCGTACCCGGCCACGAACTCGACGCACACCGCGCCGGCGGGCCGCAAGGTGACACTCGGCCAACTCCTGCCGGGAGCCAGAACCAGCCGTCCGGGCTCTGACTGCGTCTCAACCAGGTAATCCGTGGGCGCCAGCGTATATTCCACGCCGTCGGCGCCGTAGTACTTTACGGCGTTGACCGCCTGCAGCGGCGGCCTGGGAATTCTTATCTCGCGGGCTTCCGGCCAGGAATCCAGCCACAACTGCCAGGTTTGGGTGACGTAGGCCCTGTTTTGAAAGGCCTCGCAGTACTCCCGGGCGGCGGCTATCAGCGCACCGATGAGTCCGTCGTCGTCGGCGGTATCCACCCGCAGGTAAGCCTTTGCCTCCGCAATTGCCACCGGCTCGGCCGCCGGCGGCACCGTGAGCACGAGCCCCCCGAACAAGGCCCATCACCCCTTTTTCGTTCGCGCTACTTCTCTTTGGCCTTTGGTTTGCCGTGCCTCTCCGCGCCGGGCCGGGCGTCCGGTTGCTCCTCTGCCGTTGCCGCCGACTGCCCGCCGTCCCCGATCTCCGGAGTATCCGCCGGGACGGTTTCTTCTAGGGCGTCAGGATCGACCACGCCCGCATCCGCCAGTTTCTTAATCCTTGCGGGCGAATTCACCTCTATTACCTCTCCGGGCGAACGGCGCTGGCCGGTTTCCAGATCAATAAATTCCGCGACTACGCGGTACTTAGGCACATTACCTCGCTCCCTCAGCCGCGAAATGCAAGGTCACCAAAGATCAACACCGCAGCCCCGTTTACAGCCGTGGCGTTGTTGCTGCTTACCTGTACCGCTACATGGCTATAGCCGTTGGCAAGGTCCAGGTCGGACGCCTTAGCCTCGACCATCAGGAAGATTGCCTCGCCAGCAGCGTCAGCAGCGACTTTTTCCACGGCGGCGCCCAATGCCTTTGCTCCGGTGCCAGCGCTGTCCTTGGCTTGCATCAGCTGGATGGTTGCCTTTTTCCCTTGGGCGATGATAGCCGTAGTAAGTACCGCGAGAACCCGACCCATACCTTTCATGCTGTAATACGCACTGGTCTTGCCGTCAACGATGTCCTGCGGGATAATAGCCTGCCGCACCTGCACCAGTTCGGTGAGTTTCATGTGTCCGGTCACGGTACATCTCTCCTTCCGGTAATCTGGGGAGGGGCTCAGCCCCTCCCCGTTTAATCAATCAGCCGTTTAGGCCGCCGGCACGTCCAGAACCACGTACGGGCTTACCTTGGTGGTCTTGTCCTCCAGCGTCAGCGGCTCGTTAACCCAGCCCTTGCCGTCTACGTTCCAGTACACCTTAATGACCGTCTTGTTCTGACGGAACAGCACATGCTCGCTGGCCGCCACGAACGGGCCGCTGCCGTCCTTGATGAGGTAGTAGGTAAAGTCCACGAGCATCAGGTCGCCCTTTTGGCCTAGCGGCGGAGTCTTGCCCGTGAACCGAATCGGAATGCCCATCAGGGTATCGGGGATCCCGCGCGTGGCGTCGCCCCTAATGAAGATGTAGTTTCCGGCTGCGTCCTTGAGCTTGGTAATCTGCGGCATGGCACTCTGGCTGGCGATCCACATCGCCCGCTCTTTGGATTCCGGCAGAAGCCCGCTGAGCATATTAACAATGTCGTCGTACTCGATTTGATTGGCGGTCAGCCGATTCACGGCTATCGTTCCGTCGCCGTTCATAACGCCTATGGGTTTGGCAATCCCGTCGCCGCGGAGGAACGCCACGTCTTCGCCTCCGGCAATGGCGTTGCGCAGAATGGTGGCCAGGAAACTGGACGCGGCCCGCCAGTTGCGGAGGAGCTTATCGGTAACCACGGTGTACGCGGTCACTTCATGCGGTTGCAGGGTTACCTCACGCATCCCGCCTCCGATTTCCGGCTTGTCGGAACCTTCACCGACCCAGAACACTTCCACGCCGCCGAAGATTCCCTTGCTTCCCTGGGCAAAGGCCGGGATCGCAATGGCCGCGTCCGGCGGATCGCCGGCAGGAATGACGGTGGCCCTGGGACGCACGATGGCCGGTCCGGGCTCGATCATCAGCAGTTCGTCGCGGCGCTGTATCGGAACCGCAAATCCGCCCTTCGCGCCTTCGTCCATTCGCCATTCGCCCATGAAGCGCCAGGGCATGAGGTAAGGCTTAAAGGCGTCCGGCACCTCGACGCCGGCCTGGCTCTGCGGCAGGTGCTGCAGCCGGCCCTTCGGATCGCCGAAGCGCACCGCGTAAATGAATTCGCCAAGATTCTCGAACCCGCCGTCGTCCAGCTTGTCCTGCTGCCGATAAGCGGCGTCCATTTCCGGCAGAACCGGGCGGAAGGGCCTGCCGTCGGGCCTGTTCAGGTCTTCGGCCCTGGCCTGAACCTTTTCCGCCACTTTGATCGTCTCCGCCAACCCGTCGATTTCTTTCTGCAAAATATCGAATTCCGTCCTCTCATCGTCCGTCAGGGCTCGCCCCTCCGCAACGACCCTATCGACGATGGCCTGCTGCCGGTCGCACAGACCGGCCATCTTTTGCCTGAGTTCCTGCAGATTCATGTTTTCTACCCCCCAATTTTGTTCTTGTTGACCTTAACTCGCGCCTGATACAGTGACACTAGCGGGTCAGCTTCGCGAGAGGGTGGAGCGCCGGTACTACTGTTCCACTCCTCCCCTTTTTCCAGTTGATTTAACACTTCGTCCAAGAGATCCCGCGCCTGCCTGATGCGCCGCTCATTGGCGGCAGAGAGCACCCTTCCTTCCGCCCGTGGCTCTCCCATGTGCGGCTCTCCGAACAGGGCCTCGCGAAGAGCCAACCACCTCGCAGCTGCATCCGCATCCAGTTCGCCGGCGTCCCGCAGGGCCCGGCTGACCTGAACATACTCGCGCCAGGCGTCCTCCTGCTGCTCCCAAGGGGGAGTCCGGCCGAACTGCCGGTAGTGACTACCCAGGTGTTCCTGGACCTTGCTTACGTCCTCCCTCGGAATGTCGGTCTGAGGCAGCCTCGCGGCGGCGTTGGCAACCCCCCGCCAGACCACCGCGCCGTCGGAAGGCCGGTGGTGGGGCAGCTTGAGATCGCCGAACTTTTCCGGCGGCATGTCCTTCGCCCAGGCGTAGTGCCCTGCGATTCGTCGCTTTTCGGCTTCGGACAGCTCATCCCAGGTTTCGTCCGTGAAGTCGGACAAATTCGGAGCCTCCCATGATTCATCTTCCGGCGCCAGCTCCCGGGACACATCCTTCGGAACGACGCCGTTTCTGAAGCCAACCGGCCTGAAGGCCACGTCCAGCGCGGGTGGGTTCTTAAAACGCCCGAGATCGAACTCCTGCCCGTTAATCACCAGCCGCCCGTTTACCACGGCCGCCGCCAGCTTTCTGGACTCCTCGATCTCGTCGGCGAAACCCAATTCTACCGCCTCCTCGGCCGTCATCCAGGTCTCTGCATCCATCATCTCGACGAGCTTCTCGCGGTCCAGCCCGGTTTTGTCCCGGTAGGCCACGATCAGGGACTCCCGGATGCGGTCCATATCGTCGGCCAGCTTGCGGAAGTCGCTAGCTGTGCCCACGGCGATAGTCCACGGGTTGTGGATCATCATCATAGCGTTGCGCGGCATGTAAACGGTGTCCCCGGCCATGGCCACCAGAGAGGCAATCGAGGCGGCTAGGCCGTCAATGTAGACAGTCACCCTGGCCTTGTGCCGCTTCAGCATGCTGTAAATGGCCTGGCCGGCAAATATGTCGCCGCCGTCGCTGTTTATGTAAACCCTGATTTCTTTCACGTCGCCCAGAGCATCGAGATCCTGCCGAAACTGCTTCGGCGTTACCTCGTCCCCCCACCAGGTTCCGTTGCCGATGGTGCCGTACAGCAGGAGCTCGCCCACGTCCGGGGCGTCCGCCGCGGCCCGGAACCGCCAAAATTTTTTCTCCAAGCTACATCACCTCCCGTTTCCATCTTCTCAACGGCTTCGGCTCGCTTACCGGCTCGGCTGGTTCCTGGCTTTCGGACTTGTTTCGCCCAGCGGAGCCGACGGGAACCATATTACCGTTCACCAGGTACACCTTTCCGCTGCCGTCCTCGATCGGATTCATCTCCTCCAGCTCCCGCCACTCGTCGGCGTTGATGATGCCGTTCTGCCGCATGATATGCAGGGCTTGGGCCCTGCTCTTGGCGTCGCCCCGGAGCAGGCCGGACAGGTTGAACTTCGCGTAGTAACCCTGCTCGCGCTCCTGGCGGGTGAACAGCTTCCAGTTGATCGCCTGCTCCCAACGTTTGACCCAGGGGAGCATGGTGTACATGACAAACTCCAGGGACATGTGCTCCACATTGCTGAATGTCGCCCTCTCCAGGTTGGCTATCATGTGCGGTGGCACCCGGAACAGCCCGCAAATTTCGTCTCGGGTGAACTTCTGCTGTTCGATAAACTGGGCGTCCCTCAGCGGCATAGGTATGCGGTTGAATTTCATGCCCTCTTCCAGAATAAGCGGGCGCCAGGCGTTAGCCAACCCCGCGCCGCGCGCCTCGATGTCCTGCCGGAGGCGCTCGTAAGCCTTGTCGCTCAGCACCCCGGGGTGTTCCAGAATGCCGCCTATGTTCATGCCCTGAGCGTAGAACCGCGCCGCGAATTCGGTGGCCGCGAGGCCCAGGCCGATCGCTTCCTGGGCCATGCGAATCGGGGAGTACCCCCTGATACCGTCGTAACCAAGGCCGGGAATGTGGAAAACCTTCTCGGCGGGAAACACTTCAATCTTTCCCCGGTCGTTGACGTGGTACTCGATTTTCATGGTCTCTCGGTTTCTGACCGGCTCCACGTAATGCCAGCCAACCGGATAGAGGTCCACCGGCTGGCCACGACGATTGTGAGTGATAATCGAGTAGCAGTTGCCGGACAGCACCAGGTGGCCCATCTGTGTTTCCCGCCAGGTGAGCGAAGTCATCTCGTCGTTCGGCAGGTCGTGCAGCAGGCCATAAACCGGGTGGTCGCGGGCCCTGTCGCTTCCTCCGTCCGGCCGCGCTTTATAGACAAATAGGGGGAGGCAACCCAGTGTTTCGGCCAGAACGCGCACGCAGGAGTAGACACTGACATACCTCATCGCGGACTGCTCGTTCACCAGCGTCCCGGACAGAGTGGGGCGACCGCCGAGCCACGCCTTTACGTCCCGGTCGAAGTCCTCCATGGTGTAGTTCTTGAAGGCCAGCCTGGATAGCAAGCCCATTTCAGCGCTCACCTCTCGAGCGAGGCGGAATGCTCAGCCAGATCAGGATCAGTCCGCCGACGATCCACGCGGCCGGCGGGTAGATGAGCCATACGCCGCGCACCAGTATGAGAAGACCCGCCACCAGGCAGGCTTCGCGAATGTGCTCCTCTTTCAGCCGCAACTTCATAGGCTGCGCAGCCCCCGTTCCTCATACACAGACCGTTTCTGCGGCTTCTCGTGCCGCATGGCCCGGTCCAGGGCCATAACCAGGGCCACGATGCCGTCTATTCTTCCCTGGCTTGAGGCCTTGTCCGGTTTCAGGTTGCCGGCAGGATCCTGCTTCACTGCCACGCAGTCGGCCATCCACCGCAGGACCGGATTGCCCCCGTGGCGTATCTTCCGGGCCAGCAGCCGGCGCTCGAACTCCTTCATCGGCGCCGCCATGCTCATGAAGCCCTGGCCCATGCCGACCACGGTCAGGCCCTCCTGCTCTAGCTCTACCGCGAGCTGGTGGGCCTGGAACAGGCGGTCGATGTTCATGTCCACCAGCCGGTATTTCCTGGCGTCTTCGAGGATCTGCTTCTTCACGAACGCGTAGTCGATAGCCTCACCCGGCGTAGTCTTAAGCCATCCCTGCCTGGCCCACACGCGGTACTGCTCCCGGTACCGGTTGTGGTCGTCATGCAGCCTGGCCTCCGGCACCCAGAACCGCGCCAGGACGTCCACGGTCTCCGGGTCATCCTCGTGCGGGAAAACCAGCACCCAGGCGGTGATATCCGACACGCTTGAAAGGTCGAGGCCGCCGTAGCAGGTGCGGCCCCGCAGTTCCTCCTCCACTACGATGCCCGCGTTCTGGTCCCAGAGGTCGAGGTCAATCCATCTGCTGACCTGCTGCACCCAGACGCAGAGATGCAGGCGTTTGAAGGCGTTCTGGGCCGCGGGCACCTTCTTGGCCTTCTCGCACTTGCGCTCGAGGTCATCCAGCTTGACCGAGACGCCAAGGTTGGGGTTGGCTTTAGCCCACGCACGCGGGTCCTTCCAGTCGTCCCCCTCGTCGATGGTGGCGATGTAAGCGAAATAGGTATCGTCCTGTATCGTATCCTTCAGGATGCCGCAGGCGTACTCGTGCTGCTCGTAGCAGATCGAGTTCTGGTCCGTCCCGGCGGTCGTTATGGTGAACACGAGCGGCTGCCGGCGAGATGAGGTGGCCGTCTCCAAAACGTCCCACACATTCCGGGTCTTGTGGGCGTGGAGCTCGTCTATAATGGCCCCGTGGACGTTCAGGCCGTCAAGGGTGTCGGCATCGGCGCCTAGCGGCTCAAATTTGGCCCTAAACTCCGGGACGTGCATGTTGGCCTTGCCCGGGAATATTCTGACCCTCTTAGCCAGAGCCGGAGACCTCTTCACCATATTGGCGGCTTCGTCCCAGACAATCTTGGCCTGGTCACGCTTGGTCGCGGCGCTATAAACCTCCGAACCGGGCTCTCCATCAGCGATAAAAAGATACAGCCCGACTCCCGCCGCAAGGGTCGACTTGCCCTGTTTCCTTGGGCACTCGATGAAAGCCGTCCTGAACCGCCGGGTCCCGTCGGCCCGCATCCAGCCGAAGATGCTACCCACGATGAACTGCTGCCAGGGTTCAAGGTGAAAAACGCAGCCGGCCCACTCGCCCTTGGAGTGTCGCAGAAAGCGAAAGAACTCCAGGGCATGGTCGGCGGCGTCGTAGTCGAAGTAAAGGCCCCGCGTGGCGCCGGTCGCCAGGTCCCGCAGGTGCCGCTCGCAGGCCAGGCGGGTGAACTGGCCAGCGGCTATCTTGCCCTCGAGAACCGCTTCAGCGTAGGCGTCAACCGGATGCCGGCTTTTTCGCCGCCTTGCCACGGCGCAGGAACTCCTCGAACTCGTCTTCTTCCTTCTGCGTCGGCAGGCTCATCCGGCCGCGGCTCGAGGGTGTCAGGCCGAACTCGGCACAGAAAGCCCTGATGAGCTGCTGGGCCTTTTCTGCTATCTTGACCGCCGGGTGCGGCATGAGGTAGCCGGTCTCGGTCTTCACCGTCATACCTTCGCGCTTGATAATCTCTTCGGCCCGTCGCCACCGGGCATACGCCTGGCAGTAGGCCGCCAGGGCCG